GAAGCGTTTGACCCACAATTTAGTGTTTTAACTCCTGCCGAAGGGCAATGGTTAAAAGACAACGCGCCAACGTACAATTGGTTATGGCACCTATACGCAGCACCTAAAGGCCATTTTAAGTACACAGGATAAGTTATGCCACATTATAGAGGATTGATGTCTCCCGAACATCATCAGTATATAGATGCAATGCATATAGTAAGGACTGGAGATTTAGAGAGAAATAAATTTAGGTCTACTGTTCCTTCGGGTGGTACTTATGATTTTCCCATGAGTTTTCCAGAAGCACCCCCCGCTAGACATCCTGATTTTACACAGGCGGATTTACCGGGAGTATCCAGTTTTGAAATATTGGGATTTTTATCGTTGAGTAACAATCCCAAGTATAAAAACTTTAGGGATTTCTCATTGCAATACATTACTGGTGACATGCGCTTTTCACCAAGAGCGAGACAATACACAAAAGAACAGTGGTTAAAAGGTAATACTTCATATACTGGAAGTAGAGATCTTGGAAGATTTTGGCCCGGTGATGCGACTCCATTAGCAGAAATTGGGGAAGAATCTTCTTTAGCGGCACAAGCTGGTGGTGGCGAATTAGCATATTATCCACAAGTAGAAGCCCATGAAATAGGGGGCCACAGAGCGTTTGATTTTTATAGGCAATATCCTGATCTATTGAAGGATGTTAAATACTACAATCCAATATCAAGAACTATGGATTCTGTGTTTGATGCTTTATTTGACAAGAAGGAGGATGAGGATGGAAACATCACATATAAGTTAAACCCTGAAGAAGCGCATAAGGTTATATATGCAAGTGATTTAAGAACACAGATTAGGGAAGAGCGTACTGGTGGTAATCCAGAATTTTTAAGAGCGCGTTCACTGCACTTGGCTTTGGCTAGAACATCAAAAAAGGTACTGGAAGAGGTAATAGAAGATGAAAAGCGTAGACAAGAAGAGATATTGAGTCGATTTAGAACTGCGCCTTTTGTAACTCTGTAATGCCAATACAACGATGCACTCTGAAGGGCGGAAAGAAAGGATACAAATGGGGAAAATCTGGAAAATGCTATGCAACTAGAAAGGGTGCAGAGAGGCAGCAAAAAGCAATTCATGCCTCCGGCTACAAAGGACGAACTGGGAAAAGCGGTAGAACTCGCTAGAGAGATCAGACAAAGAGAAAGATACAACCGTATAGATTTCTACGATCCTTATCCTTACCAGCTAGCCTTCCACGAAACCGGGTCTTCTGCCAACCAGAGACTCCTGATGGCGGCTAACCGTATAGGCAAGTCCTACTGTGGTAGCATGGAGATGTCCTACCACTTAACAGGACTGTACCCTTCATGGTGGAAGGGAAGAAGATTCACACAACCCATTGTAGGATGGGCTGGCGGGGTTTCAAACGAAACCACCAGAGATATTGTACAATTTGAATTATTGGGTTCCCCCGACGATCCAGAGGCTTTCGGCTCCGGTACTGTACCGCGAAAACTAATAATAAAAACAGAACGAAAGCCCGGTGTTCCCAACGCCAAGAGCGTGGCCCTGATCAAACACGTCAGTGGGGGGAACTCTTCTTTATTCTTCAAAGCCTATGAAATGGGGGTGGAGAAGTGGCAGGGAAGGTCAGTGGATTGCATATGGCTGGATGAGGAGCCTTCCAGAGAGATATACTCACAGGCTGTGACAAGAACACTTGATAGAAAGGGGATGGTCTATATGACCTTTACCCCGGAAGCTGGAATGACTGAGACTGTGGCTTCTTTTATGAACAACCTCAAGTCAGGCCAATCCCTTACCAACTCCACATGGGACGATGCCTCTGAGAGAATCTTCTCCATGAAGGGGAAGAGAGGACATTTGTCTGAGTCTGTTATGGAGCAGATTCTTTCCTCCTATTCCCCTCACGAAAGGGAGATGAGGCGGTATGGACGGCCCTCTATCGGGTCTGGTCTTGTCTTCCCATTAAGTGAAGAGAAGATAATGGTCGATCCATTCCACATTGAAGATCATTGGCCGCGAATAGCGGCAATAGATTTCGGATGGGATCACCCAACAGCCGTTGTATGGTGTGCGTTGAACAGGGAAGAGGAAGCTTTCTACGTCTACGACTGTTACAGGGCTTCTAAGGCTTCCCCCACAGTTCATGCGGGAGTTATCCGTTCCAGACCGCATTTCATACCCATAGCGTACCCACATGACGGAAATAGACGCGATTCTATGGGAAATCCGGGTTTAGCAGATCAATACCGTAATATGGGATGTAACTTTTTACTGGAACACTTCACAAACCCCGCTGCATTAGGGGAAAATAAGGGTTCTAACTCAATAGAAGAGGGTTTAATGGCTATATTGCAATCTATTGAGGCCGATAAATTTAAGGTATTTTCGACCCTTTCTGACTGGTTTGAGGAGTTCAGAATGTACCATAGGAAGGATAATAAGGTGGTTCCTCTAAGGGATGACCTCATGTCTGCAACAAGATACGCCTTTCAGTCGCAGCGTTTTGCTGTAGCGGGAAAAGACCCTGAATGGACAAAGGATATAGAATATAGGAATTATGGCATCATCTAGATTGACCGAAGAAGAACTCGTATCGAGAATAAAATCAGAGATCACTGACTCTTTAGGCTATGGGGATGAGGTGTCCAAGCAAAGAGAGACAGCTATGGAGTATTACTATGGTCTTCCCTTTGGTAATGAGGTAGAGGGAAGGTCACAGTATGTGGACACTACAGTAGCGGATACCATTGAATGGATAAAACCCTCTCTAATGAGGATATTCGCTTCTGGTGATGAGATGGTTGTGTTTGAACCTCATGGGCCGGAAGATGTTAGATCGGCGCAACAGGCCACGGATTACGTGAACTATGTGTTTATGCGCGACAACCCCGGTTGGGATATTCTCTATACATGGTTCACCGATGCCCTACTACAGAAGAATGGCATTATAAAAATCTGGTGGGATGAATCAGACGAATGGAATAGGGAAGAGTACAGGAACCTCACAGAAGATGAGTTAGCCGTACTCATAAATAATCCTGATGTAGAAGTCATTGAGCATACTGCTCCCGGCGGAACATTTGAAGACTACGGTGAGCAGCAAGCAGAAGGACACCATGTTGTTATAAAAAGGGATTTGAGTAAGGGAAGAATAGTAGTTGATCCTGTCCCCCCCGATGAATTCCTTATAGCCAGAGAATCAAAGAGCATTGAAGATTCGAGATTTGTTTGTCACAGGGTAAGGAAAACCTTATCAGAACTGCGGGAAATGTTTGGCGATCTGGATGTTGATGAATTAGGCGGCGATGAGGACGATGATTTCTCCGGCGAAAGAGATGCGCGATTTGACTTTGACAAATCCTCCGCCCACTCTCCGTGGGGCTTTGAATCTTCGGCGCAGGAAGATGCATTAAGAACCTACTGGTTGCAGGAAGCCTACCTGAAGACGGATTATGACGGGGATGGTATTGCTGAACTAAGAAAGGTTTGTCTGGTGGGAAGGAAGGTTTTAGCCAATGATGAAATTGATAGGATTCCATTTGTCTCCCTTACCCCGATAAGGATACCCCATAAGTTCTTTGGCCTGTCAGTTGCCGATCTGGTGATGGACTTGCAGTTGATGAAGAGTACGTTGATGCGTAATCTCATGGACAATATGTACAACATGAACTTCGGTCGATATGCTGTATTAGAAGGCCAAGCTAATCTTGACGACCTTCTTACGCAAAGACCGGGCGGAATAGTCAGAGTTAAATCCCCCAATGCAATTACACCACTCTCCACTCCACCGCTTGAGCCGTATTCTTTCCAGATGTTGGAATATCTGGATGGTATCAGGGAATCTAGAGCCGGTGTAAACAGGTACTCTCAGGGATTGAATGAGAATGCACTGACCTCCCACACCACGGCCACTGCTGTCAACGCTGTGATGACTGCGGCCCAAAGCCGCGTGGAACTCATTGCGAGAAACTTTGCTGAGACTGGTGTAAAGAAACTGATGGAGTGCATCTATGAACTCTTACAGAAGAATCAGGATAAGGAACGTGTAGTGAAGTTAAGAAACGAGTGGGTTCCAATACGCCCGGATATGTGGAGAGACAAATTGGATTGTACCGTTTCAGTAGGGATAGGGCATGGCAATAAGGATCAACAGCTAATGCACCTGTCCACCATGTTACAATTCGCATCTCAAGCGATGTCTGGTGGTTTGAAGATTGTTAATCAGAAGAATATGTACAATATGGGCGCAGCCCTTATCAAGAACATGGGCTTCCAGAATGTTAATGACTTCCTAACCGATCCAGACCAAGTACAGGATCAGGGGCCATCTCCGCAAGAACAAATGGCTAGAGCGAAGATGGAAAATGAGCAGAAAGAACTTGAAATAAAGGCCGCTGAGATTCAGATCAAAGCCCAGAAGGTAAAACAGGACGCACAGGAGGCTGCTGTTGATGCCCAACTTAAGGTGGCTGAACTGAATCTTGAACGTGAACAGAAACGCGCAGTAGCGTTAGGAGCAACTTAATGC